GTAAGTTCTGTGTCTGATACAATTGTTTTTACTTCATATAATTTATCTTCAAAATCAGAATCTGCATAACCTGTACCAACAGGTAAAGTTACATTTTCAAATTCTATTATATCTCCTGCAGATATATTATTAATAGATGTTGTTGTGATTGTCACAACATTAGAACCTGAAACAGTTGTGAAAGTACTGTTTTTAAATTCATCAATTGTTAATGGAAAACCACTACTTCTATATGGTGTAATATCGTAAAAATTATCTTCGTAGTAAATTAATAAAAACTTATCTGTTCCAATAGCTAAATATTTATTACCGTCATTACCTCTAAATGGATGTAGTCTTCTTGATACAGAAGAAATACTTTCTCCCCCTTCTGCTTTCCAACCGCCTACTTTTTCTGGTAATGAATATCTAAATCTAACATTGTCTCCACCTACATAACGTGCGACAGCTCCAACTTCGGAGTTTTGTTTATCATAACCTGGTTTGATTTGCCATTTGCTAAGAGGCATTTTTACCTCCTATATATCATCTTTGTAGGTCCATCCTACAGTTGCGTTTACATAAACTAAGGTAAAATTTTCATTGTCTGTTGAAATATTTATTGATCCTGGAGCACCTGCAATATTCTCAGCTCCGGGAGCAACAGTTAAAGCATTAACACTATAACTTTGTCCACCATCAATAAAACTTACTTCTGAACCAATAGAAGGACCTGTTGGTAATGTGATAGTTAAAACACCACCTGATGTGTCACAAATAATTTGATCTCCATCTACAGCTGTGTAAGAAGTAGTTGTTGACTTATAACCTTTGTTTATCATCCCTTGATTTACATTAGTTCCATCAGAGTAAAGTAAAGCTTTTGCACCTGTTGCCAAAGTAATTCCAGTTCCTGAAAAAGTTTTAACAGTTAAAGTGTAATGTGATGCTGATCTATCTGTTGCATCTTCTACAACAAATACTCTTTCCGATGAGTCAGGCATAGTTACAACTCTATTCCCTGTTAATGTTCCAGTTAATTTAAAGTATAAATTTTTACCATTTGAAGTAGCACCATCTGTTAATACTAAATTGACGTCAGCTGCGCCTACAGATAAGCTTAAATATCCACTCGCTGCTTGCTCCAAGATTTGTAGATTTGTGTTTGTAATATTACCCCATAGACCAGATTTTTCACCGGTAACCATAAGTTCTAATTTTATATCATTTGAATAACTTGATGCCATATTTTCCTTATACTTTAGTTATGTTTAATTTTCAATCCTATTCACCAGGAGAAGGAGATTTCATAGCTGTTCTAATTGTACCATCCATATATTCGTCTCTTCTTCTTCTGCCTTGTTGTTCTATTCCATATGTAGCCATAGATCTTCCATAAGATTGCTCATATAATTGAAGCATATCGCCCGGACCTTTTAAATAACCGTAAGTTTCAGCTAAACATGCATACAATATTAAATCTGGGTAGTTTGTAGATACATACGTTGTAGTCGCGTCACTAGCTGTAATACTGTCTGGTTGCTTGATATATGCAACGTGACACACGTAAGCAGCATCGGGAGTCGGAGCTAAAAAAATAGTAGATGCATTTCTGTTAGCATAGTATTTTGGAATATTATTAGGTGCAGCAGATGCTGTACCCGGTGTGTTATAATACTCTTGCATGAAAGAAGTATCTCTAAGTTCTAAATTTTTTCTAACAGCTGGTGTTTCGTTTGTATCATTGATGTAAATATATCTTATAAATCTTGTATTAGCTGGTGCAGCAACTTCTCTATTACCTGGAGTCAAAGTAATTGTATCATAAAAACGAGCTTCATCTGTATCTGTTTCTCTAAATATTCTAGCTTCAGCATTTTTAACAATAGTTTTAAGAATAGCATCATTTAATACTGTGCTATCAACTTCTGTGTAACTTCTAATGTCTGATTTTAGTTCTCCAAAATTCATAATTATGCCTTAAATACTACCGGTCCAGATGAGCACTGTAAACCGCCTCCTGTTGCTGTTGTACTAGCTGCTACTTGATTAGTAAAGTTAAAACTGTTGAAAACTGTAATAGTTGAAGGTTGTCCGGGATTTGGAATTACGCTTGCATTCACAATAATTTCAAAAGATCCATAAACTTTTGCACTATTATCATGTGAACCTGCTGTTGTATTAGCCGGTACTACACCTCTAAATGGAGCTGCTGTTCCTCTTACACAACCGGTTAAATCATTACCAATCTTACCTGTATATTGAATTGTCTCATTTTGAAATAATAGTGTTGTTGAGTTTATTTTTTCAATAAGTATAAATCCGCTGTTTGGAAAATTACTTGCATCATTTAAAGTTATTGTGGTAGCAATATTAGTAATTGCACCATTTAAAGTAGATTGTAATTGTATAGCTTCAATCGGTACATTTGATACTCCAGTTTTTAATTCATTAAAAACTACAAAATCTCCATCTTTGTAACCACTATTTGGAAAATTACATATTATTACATTTGATCCTGCAGTTGTAGAAAACGGATTCTCAGGAAGTATATCAAAAGTTGGTGGCTCAGTTCTATCAGGTCTAGCGTTTTGTAAACCTTGTGGGTCACCCCCAATGGGTATTGGATTTAATTGAGGCTGTTTAGGTTCATATTCTGAAATATGCACAAAAGCTCCGTTCCATTCTCTTACCATTTCATTGTAAGGAAACTGCATTCCTGATCTATCAGAGATTGCTAATGCGTGTCTGCCTTTTGATAGATTAGTCATCTATTAAATCTCCGGAAAATAAGTTCTCGGTGTTACAAATAAACTAGAAGAAGATCCATCATTTTGTAATGCTCTTTGTAATTCATCTTCATATAACATTTTTAAATTTTGAACTGCAGCTGGCTGAAATTTAAGTGCTAAATAATAAGAAAGTCCTGCTACCATACAAGGTACAAACCTGTAAGGAACATCTGCTTGATTAGTATAAGCTCCAGCATCTTGAATTCTTGAAGCATAATAATAGTTAATACTATTACCGGCTTCAGTAGCACCTGGAGTTAAAAATAAAGTTATTGTTATTCTGTCAATAAATCTTTGAACAAAAAATTGTGTGGGTGAACCCTGTTGTGATTTATCAGCGAAAGATTGATAGATTGATCTATTTATTTTAGTTAATGGAAAATCTATGTTTTGTTGATTTCTATAAGAAGCTTCTAAGATATCGTCAACTCCATAAATAGCATTAGCATCTGAAGTACCATCAGCAGGTGATCTATACATAGTATATAAATTCTGACCTTGTACTAAAGTTAAGTTATTGTTTTTTATTTCCCAATAATGAAGACCTCTATTAGACCATTCTTGAAACATTATGTTTAATGATCTTCTAGCAGAACTTAATTGTTGACCGGTAACACCAGTCATATTTATTCGTTCATACGCTTCGTGAACTATATCATCTATAGAAAAACCTTTTTCAAAGGTTGTTGTTCCCGAAGTAGTATTAGCCATGAGCTTACGCTCCCGTAATAGTTATAGTAACGCTTCCGCCTGCTCCAGTTAAATTATAAACAATTCCTTCTTTAAATAAAATACCTGAACCTGGAACATAAACTTCTAAACCTTCTTCACCATACCTATAAGTAGCTAATAAATTTCCAGGTGCTGCTCCACCTGCTGTTGCTGCATTGTAAAGTAATAAAGTAGAATTTGCTATTCCTTTTGCTTGAATAGAAGTAATTCTAGCTCTACCTGTTCTACCTAATGTATCTGCTCCTGCAGCTACTCCAAGGTTTAAGGTTGTTTGATCTGATGTTGCACTTCCTGACATATTTTTTCTCCTAAGTTACAGAGCTACCGAAGTAGCTCTATAAAAATTAATTATACTCTAACCCAGCCGTAAGTTGAACCGCTGTAAACGTACTGACCTGAAGTAGTTCCAAATCCTCTTGGAATAGGTGTACCTTTACTATAGTCTGTTCCACCGGCTCCACTAGCTCCAGACACAACTCCTTCAATTCCACCAGCATCGCTAGAAAATACAAACTCATTAAATTCAAAACCGTTTGCGTTATTTGTAATATTTTTTAAATGTATTGTATCACCAACAGTTGGTGTTGCAGGCATTGTAATAATTATGTCTGCTGTTTGCGCGCTGTTATCTATAAATAATCCAGTAGCTGCATCTGCAGATTTACTTGCAGTAATAACTTCCCAAGCTACTCCTCCGCCTCCACCAACTGGTGAAGTGCTTCCATCTGCGTTTTGTATTATAACTTCACCATTGACACCTTCTGAAGTAGTTGTTGCTGCTCTTCCGATAACCAATGGTCCTGTAAATGTAGTTCTTGCCATAATTTTTCTCCTTTTCCTAGTTAATAGATTATAGTCTCTAGGCCGTCGACTATACGCGTCTATAA